GGTGTGTTTCTCCCCCCGCACCTATCACCCCATCGGGGGACCTCCGCAGGGCGTTCGATGAAACGGTCGCGGCGTGCGCTCTGACGGATCGAGATGCAGCGCTCGCGGAGGCTGGCCGGAAGATCGCGGACCGTGTCGATGAGGCTACGGCGACGGGTGAAGGACAAGAGGTCACGAAGGCGTTGTATCTGCTGCCTCATATGGTGAACATATTGCGGGAGATGCACGCGACGCCGGCTGCGCGTAGGGCTGCGGGCCTGGACGATAAGGCTTCGGGTGGCAGTAAGCTCGCGCAGCTCCGCGCGGTCGCCAACGGTTCGTAAGCGGTACGGGAGCGAGACTCCCCGGATTTTCACGCCTCCGCTGCGGAGGTTGACGCGGAAGACTTCGTTAGGGTTCGCGGCGATCGAGTTCGCCGAGGATGTCATCGGAATGTCGCTGTTCCCGTGGCAGAAGTGGCTGCTGCTTCACATGCTGGAGTTGCTTCCGGATGGTTCGCTGCGGTTCCGTACGGTGATCGTGCTTGTGGCACGGCAGAACGGGAAGTCGACGCTGTCGATTGTCCTGGCGCTGTTCTTCATGTACGTGCTCGCCCGAAATCTGGTGATCGGCACCGCGCAGGATCTCGACGTCGCTGAGGAGATCTGGCAGGGCGCCGTCGACATCATCGAAGAAACTCCTGACCTGCTGGAGCAGTGGGAGCACACGAGCAAGGTCAACGGCAAGAAGTTCGTTCAGTTGAAGACGGGCGAGCGGTACAAGGTGAAGGCGGCGAACCGCCGCGCTGGCCGCGGTTTGTCGGGTGATCTGATCTTGCTGGATGAGTTGCGTGAGCATCAGTCGTGGGATGCGTGGGGCGCGATCACGAAGACGACGATTGCTCGGGCGTTCGCTATGGTGGTGGCGTTGTCTAATGCGGGTGATGCGACTTCGATCGTGTTGCGGCATTTGCGGAAGATGGCGCATCTAGCGCTCGGTGACCCTGACGGGATCAATGCTGCCGATGATCCTGAGGCGGAGTTGGCGGATGCGCCGGACGATATCGACCTGGAGATTGATGACAGCCTAGGGTTGTTCGAGTGGTCGGCGCCCCCCGGCTGTCCGATCGATGATCCTGACGGACGGGCTCAGGCCAATCCGTCGCAGGGCTATTCGATCACTGAGCGCGCGCTGATCAGCGCAATGAAGACAGACCCCGAATGGGTGTACCGAACCGAGTGCATGTGCCAGTGGACGGACGGCTCGCTTGAGGGTCCGTTCCCGCCGGGGTCGTGGGAGAACGGCCGCGACGACGAGTCGGAGATCGGCGCCGAGATCAAGGCGTGCGTCGACGTGTCGTGGAATCGGTCGATGACGTATGTATCGTTTGCTGGCCGGCGTGCGGACGGTGACATTCACGCTGAAGTGGTCGCCGCTCGTGCCGGCACGGAATGGGTGACGGATTGGTTGAAGTTGCGCCTTCAAACTGTGGGGTTCACTGAGGTCACGGCTCAGCAGCGTGGCGCCCCTGTGTCGTCGCTGGTGGAGGAGTTTGAGGCGGCAGGGCTGCCGTACGTGCCGTGGCAGGGTAGTGGCCTTGGCGCTGCGACGGGGTTTCTGTACGACTTGGTGCGTGATGGTCGGTTGTGGCATCGGACGCAGCCTGTGCTCGATATTCCGGCCGCGACTGCGGTTCCGCGGATGCTTTCTGATGGGGCGATTGTGTGGGATCGGAAGAAGTCCCCGACCGATGCGGCGCCACTGATTGCGGTTACTGGCGCAGTTGGGTTGTTGATGCCGCGTGTTGAGGATGAGGAGCTTGATCCGAGGGTGTGGGAGTTTTCCGACGACGTTTTCGAGGAGGTCGATGCGTAATGGGCGACTCCTCGACGGTATCGGGCGGTATTCGGTGGATTCCGGTGTTTTCTGCGGTGCTGGAGCTTCTCGGTGTGGCTTGTGTGGCGTTCGGGCTGTGGCTGTTGGCGCCCTGGATCGGTGTTGTTGCGCTCGGTGTGGGGCTTCTGATCGTGGGGCTTGCGGTGGACCCGCCTAGGCGTGGCGCGTGAGTTTCCTGTCGCGGATCGTGGCGCCGCCGAGCGAGCGGCGCACGTTCTCGTCGTCGCTGAACATCCCATCGAACGCTGACGGGTATGGGTCGGATGCGGGCGAGTATGTGTCGGAGCGGAGCGCACTGCGGTTGATCCCGGTGTATGCGTGTGTCCGGTTGCTTGCCGATTCGATTGCGATGCTGCCGATGAGTGCGTATCGCCGGAAGGTGGAGGTGCGCGAGCCGGTTGATCCTGCGCCGCGGGTGGTGAAGCAGCACATGCCGGGGATGACGAACTTCGATTGGACGTTTCAAACGGTGTCGTCGCTGGCGTTGCGTGGCGAGTGTGTGCATGTGGTGATGGAGCGGGACCTACTGGAGTATCCGACTGCGTTGCTGCCGGTGCATCCGGATGATGTGCGGATCGAGTGGGATCAGAATCACCGCTACGACTTCAGTCGCGTGAAGTATAGCGTGGGGGGTGTCCGGATTCCGCGCGAGGACGTCATTCATACCCGGTTGTTTTCGCTGCCCGGTGAGATTCGCGGGTTGTCTCCGATTGGTGCGGCGCAGCAAGGTATCGGGTTGGGGTTGGCTGCGGAGCGGTACGGTGCCCGCTACTTCGGGGACTCTGCGAACCCGTCTGGCGTGTTGGAGTCGGACGGCAATCTGACGGAGGAGCAGGCGCAGCGGTCGGTGCGGTCGTGGGTTAACACTCACGGCGGGCGCCGGCATCCTGCGGTGTTGTCGGGCGGGTTGAAGTGGCGCGGTATCAGTATCGCCCCGGATGAGGCCCAGTTTTTGGAGACGCGGAAGTTTCAGCGCGGCGAGATCGCGATGCTGTACGGTGTGCCGCCGCACATGATCGGCGACACGGAAAAGTCGACGTCGTGGGGTACGGGAATCGAGCAGCAGGGCATCGGGTATGTGACGTACACGCTGGGGCCGTGGCTTGCGCGTATCGAGAATGCGTTGACGGACATTCTGCCTCGCGGCCAGTTCGTGAAGTTCAACGTGTCCGCGTTGTTGCGTGGTGATACGACCGCGCGGTTCGCTGCGTATGTGCAGGCCCGTAATGCTGGCTGGTTGAGCGTGAACGAGATTCGTGCGTTGGAAGACTTGGCGCCTATCCCGAATGGCGACAGCCATATCCAACCTTTGAACATGGGGCCGCTCGGGTCCGACCCGCTCGCGGCTAAAGCCCCGACCACGCCGACACCTCAAACCGAACCCGATGACGACGAGGAGTCGGACAATGGATCGTAAACTTTTGATCGACGCGCCGGAGCGGCGCGGTGTAGCCACGTCGGGGTTCGAGTTGCGTGCAGCCGCCGACGGCGGTACGTACACACTGACGGGCTATGCGTCGGTGTTCGATGCGCCGTACGACGTCTATGGCGGTCCCCCGACGGGGTGGACGGAGACCATCGACTCGGCGGCGTTCGACAAGACACTGGACGAGAAGCCAGACCTGCACCTCCTGATCAACCACGAGGGGATGCCGCTGGCGCGAACCAAGTCCGGCACCCTCAAACTGTCCGTCGATGACACGGGGCTGAAGGTGGTGGCGGAACTCGACGCCACAGACCCGGATGCGCAGCGACTCTCCGCCAAGATGAAGCGCGGCGACATGGACGAAATGTCGTTCGCGTTCCGCGTGAAGCGGCAGGAGTGGAACGAGGAAGAGACCGAGCGTCGCATTACTGAGGTGTCCCTACATAAGGGGGATGTGTCGGTGGTGAATTTCGGTGCGAATCCGGCGACGTCGGCGCAGATTCGCGGTCTGGTCGAGGCGCTCGCTGCGGCCGGTGACGATGACGCGGTGCTCGCGGAGGTGCGCGCCTTGTCTGCGGCGAATGTGACAGCGGCGGCGCGGAAACTCGCTGCCGCTGCGCGCGGCACGCACAAGTTCGGTCCCGCTGCGCAGCGCGCGTATGCGATCCTCGCGGGTCGCGAACTCGACCGCACCGAAACCTAGTACCCACCCACAAAGAGAACGTTCCTGATCGTCCTGGCACTGGGCGATTGGGCGCCGCCGCGTGTCCTGGCACTGGACACAGCGGGGCACAACCCCGCTGGTCTGCCCTGGCACTGGACAGCAGCGATCCAACCCGAATCCCAAGAAAGGGGATCGCTATGAACGAACACCTGCAGCGGCTCATCAAGCGCCGTGAAGCGGCGGCGCAGGCGCGTGAGGAAATCCTCGCGAAGCGCAAAGCCATCATGACCGTGATGGAGGAGGAGGTCCGCGAGGACCTCTCCCCCGAGGAGGACGCCGAGTTCCGGAAGCTCACCGAGGACATCAAACTCCGCGACGCCGAGATCGGTGACTACGACAAGCGGATCGCGGAACTGTCCGAGGAGATCGAGCGGGACGCGAAGGTCACCGCCGGGGCGAAGGCGCTGCGCGCGGCTCAGCAGCGTGTGCAGGTCACCAACGAGGCCCGCACCTATGAGCGCGGCAACGGCCAGTCCTACATGGTCGACCTGGTGCGGTATCAGATGCGGCTCGATGACAACGGCGGCGCAGAGACCCGGCTGCAGCGTCACGGTGAGGAGGTGCGCACCGACAAGGAATACCGGGCGCTGCTCCGCACCGACGGCAACGGCGGCTATTTCGTTCCGCCGCTGTGGCTCATGTCGCAGTTCGTGGATTTGGCCCGCGCGGGGCGCGCGTACGCCAACGTGGTGACGTCGCAGCCACTCCCTCCCGGCACCGATAGCATCAACATCCCGAAGGTCGCGACCGGCACGGCTACGGCCATCCAGACCGCCGACAACACCGCGGTGGCGAACACCGACCTGACGGACGCCACGATCAGTGCGGGCGTCAAAACCATCGCAGGCGAGCAGGACATTCCGCTGCAACTGCTCGACCAGTCACCCATCAACTTCGATGAGGTGATCTTCCGTGACTTGACGGCGGATTACGCGACGAAACTGGACCTGCAGGTCATCTCGGGGTCGAACGGCTCCGGGCAGGTGCAGGGCGTGCGTGGCACGTCCAGCATCGAAACCATCACCTACACCGATGCCACCCCGACCGTGGGCGAGATCTACAGCAAGATCGCGGACGCGGTTCAGCGGGTCCATACTCTGCGGTTCATGCCGCCGACTGTGATCGTGATGCATCCGCGACGCTGGGCGTACTTCCTCGCCGCGGTGGACACCACGGGCCGGCCGCTGGTGGTGCCCGATTCGGGTAACCCGATGAACTCGGTGGCAACCCTCGGGTCGGTCGCTTCGCAGCAAGTGGTGGGGCAGATGCATGGCCTGCCGGTGGTGACCGACCCGAACATGCCGACCACTCTCGGCACCGCCACCAACGAGGATGTGATTCACATCCTCCGGGCATCCGATCTGTTGCTGTGGGAGTCGGGTATCCGTACCCGCGTGCTACAGGAGGCAGCGACCGCTGCGGCACCATCGCAGGGTGGCAACACTCTCACGGTGCGGTTGCAGGTGTACGGCTACCTAGCCTTCACTGCGGCCCGCCAGCCGAAGAGCATCGTGGAGATCGGCGGTTCCGGCCTCGTGGCACCGACGTTCTAGACCTTGGCTAACGATCTAGGTCCGAGACTCGGGGATTCGCCGCTGTCTGCGTTGCGGAATGTCCTCGACCTCGGGCTGCCTGGGGTGGCGCTAGAGTTCGGCGTCGCCACTGGCCGCACGTTGCGGTTGATCGCCGAGTGCATGCCGGTGTTCGGGTTCGACAGTTTCGAGGGGTTGCCGGAGGATTGGCGCGCGGGTTTCCCTGCGGGGATGTTCGCGTGTATAGAGCCGATGGTGCGCGGCGCTGAGATTGTCGTTGGGCGGTTCGAAGACACGCTGCCCGGTTATGTGTGGCCCGAAAAGATCGGTTTGGTACATCTCGACGCCGACCTCTACTCCTCCACGAGGACGGTCCTGGACCACCTCGACAAGCACCTAGAGGTCGGTACGGTCGTCGTGTTCGATGAGTGGCACGGGTATCCGGGTTGCGAGCTGCACGAGCAGCGGGCGTGGCGCGAGTTCGCCGAACGAACCGGATGGGCGATGGACGTCATAGGTCACGGGCCAGAGCAGTTGGCGTGCCGACTCGCGTAGCTGTTGTGGTCCCATTCAGGGATCGCGGCGCCGACCCGTTCCGGGTCGCGAACCTGGCGCGCGTGGAGGCGCATTGGCTCGACTCCGGTATCCCCGTGCATGTTGTGGGCGACGGCCTGGGTGATACGGCTCAGTTCAACCGGCATGCTGCCTACAATCGTGGGCGGCAGATTGCCGGTGATCCTGACGTGATCGTGTATGCCGAGTCGGACATGCTGATCGACTATCCGCAAGTGTGGGAAGCGATCCGATTGGCTAGTGAAGCACCCCGACTGGTGGTTCCGTTCACGTCCTACCGGTACCTGTCGTATGCCGATTCGGCGAAGGTTCGTGCCGGTTCGGCGCCAGATGTGTTCGCCCCGGAGTCTGTGCGTGACAACGGCGAAGCAGTCGGCGCGATCAGTGTGGTATCCCGTGCCACCCTCGATATGGCCGGACAGTGGGACGAGAGTTTCGCGGGTAACTGGTACGACGACACTGCGATGGCGCGGGCGTTCGAGGTGGCGGCAGGCCCGACCCGGTGGGTGAATGGGCCGGCGTGGCATCTGTATCACCTACCGGGCTGGGAGGGTAATCACCTGACTGCTGAGGATCGTGCCGCTACTGCAGCGAATCGGATGCGGTGCCGTAGGTACATGGCTGCCGCTACTGCTGATGAGATTCGGGCGTTGACGTGCGGGTGATTGCGTTGCTGTCCTGGTATGAGGAGCCGGCGTCGTGGCTCGCTGAGTGCGTCGCGTCGGTCGCGAAACTGTGTGATCACATCGTTGCGGTGGACGGCCCGTACGCGATGTTCCCTGGCGCGTTGAAGAAACCGGCGTCGGGTAGCGAGCAGGCGGAAGTCATCACGCATACGGCGGCGGGTGCGGGGATCGGTTCCACGATCCATATTCCGCGGCGGCCGTGGTGGGGCAATGAGGTTGAGAAGCGGGATTTCATGTTCCGGCTGGCTATGACGTTCGCTGACCCTGAGGATTGGTTTCTGCGGATCGACGCCGACGAAGTACTGACGCACGTCCCGCCTGATACTCGCAGGAAGCTTGCGGACACGGATCATGCGGTGGCTGCGGCGATGATGTGGGAGCGGGGCGACGGACAGGACTCGCAGCACCCGATCCGGGTGTTGTTTCGGGCGTTGCCGGGTATCGGCGTGGAGCAGGCCCACTACGTCGTGACCGCGGACGGTGTCGACGGTAAGCGGCGCGTCTTGTGTGGCAACGAGTTGAAGCACCACCACGAGCCTGCAGCGGAATTGTGGGATCTGCGGATGGAGCACCGCAAGTCGCATCGCAGTGCGATGCGACAGGCGATCAAGAACCAGTATTACGGGCACCTACCGGAGTTGGAGAAGGTGAGTCCACTGTGAGCGACAGGGATATTCGAGGCGACTACAAGGCCGCGCTGCTCTACGAACTGGAGTCGTACAAGCGCGCTGGGCGTGACGACGACGCAACCGCAGTCGAGGATGTGCTGCGCGAGCAGTTCGATCACGAGCCTGAGGAGGAGAAGCCGGAGCCGAGGCGGCGCGGTCGACCCCCGAAGGAACGAGCGGACGCGCTCGCGCCCGAGCGGGCGGTACCCGAGAAGCCAGCGCATCCGTCGAAGGATGACGCCAAGTCGTGATCGACTTCTCTGCGTACGACCCGCTCGGCGAGGACGTCGGCTGGCCGTCGTCGGTGTCGGACGACGACGCGTATGCGGCGGGTGACGCGATTCGCCGTGAGTGTGGCTGG